ATTGAGAAGCAATAGTTTTTGCTTTTCTATCAGAATAATCTTGCTCAAATGGAATTGAATCATATTGGCTACCTGTTGGCAAAGCCTTCTGTAAATACTTAGCCTCTAATGCCTTAGGACATAAAGATTCTTGTACTTTAATTTTACCTACGGTTACAGTTCTTTGAGTGAAAGAAGTTGTACCTGATGCGTTCCAACCGCAAGTACCACCTGCTTGGAAGAAAGCATCTGTATCCATAATGTTAATGGTTTCTGCTGATTTAACACCAACCATAACGTTACCTGCACTCTTAATTAAAGCTGCAGTTTTTGCTCCTAATACTGAAGAAGAAACTAATAATGCTTCGTTCTCTTTAGTATAGTTTGTTAATGAACTTACTGAAAATGACATTTTTTATAAATTTATTTGTTTAAAATTGCGTTTCTATATTTTTCCAATCTTTCGAACTTACTGTCATTAGTAGTTACATAAGATTGAAAAGCGTTTGCTGCTTTTTGAGTGGGCTCTGCAGTTGGGGTATTTGAAAGTGCTTCTACTAATTCAGCTACTTGTGCAAATCCTTGTTTTACTTTGCTCTCTAATTCAGCAATCTTTGATTCTAATTGACTTTTTTGTTCTGCGAATTCAGCCTTTAATTCTTCAGCCATAGCAGTTGTATCTTGCGCAGGTGCTACAGGTGCAGCAGGTGCAACAGGCTCTTCTTCAATAACATCTTCTTTTGGTGATGCTATTTCTACGATTGCTCCCATTTCATCAACTTGAATAGATGTACCATCCATTAATTGATATTCACCTTGTGGAGCAGGTGTACCATCAGCCATTTCTACCATGCCACCGATTTTCAATTCTGAAATCATAATCTTAGTACCATCTACTAAAGAATATTCAGCCATTTCTACCTTTGTAACTGTAGGTTCTGCAGGTGCAGTTGGTTCTACAGGAGCAACAGGCTCAACAGCTTGTGGCATATCTTCGAACAATGCTCTGATTTGTTTTAATGCTTCTTTTGGATTCATTTTTATTTTTATTTAAATGTTAATAATTAATTATATTTATCACTTAAGATTTTATTGACTTTAGAATATCATATATTCTACTCATCTTAATTTCATCCTGACTTAATTTTGGTGCATAGTTAAATATACCTTCAATTGAAAATCCATTAACTTTGCCATCTTTAACTTGCTGCCATACTGCATCATTCTCTACCAACATTGAACAAAACCAACTGCCATCAGGTGCATCCTCAAATCCTTTCATAGGATGTATTCCTCTAGTCCTATCACTAATAAAACTTTCAAACATTGTTACCCCTGTTTCAATCTGGTTAGGGTCATGCATTAAGTTCACATTATTTTGGTAACCCTTTTTAAAATACTTTTGTACAATCTTAACAATTGTATCTTTAGAAAAAGCCACATAGTAGTCACCAAAATTAACATCACTTCTAAAAATAGGAGTGTCAGCCAACATAGCACAACCGCTAATAATATGCTTATCTTCGCTGACAATTTGAAACTTTTGTTCATTTTTAAACGCATTCCAATTCTTTTGAATGGCAGGTCTATCTACTAATGAAACGAATTGCACCTCTGCATCATCATTCAAATCATCAGATATTTCCAACATATATAAAGGTAATTCCATAACTATAAATATATTAATTTAAAATATTAACTAAATCTTGCTCTTTGTCTAATGGCTTCTATTCTTTGTTGATTGCTAGTTACATCACTTTCAATAACATATGCCTTAACCGCTTGATTGCCTAATTGATTAATAGACTGCTGACTAATATTAGTAGTTTGTGCAGTAGGTATTGCTGGTGTCATTGGTGAAGCAGTATTTAATGATGGTGGAGCAATAGTACCACCTACACCACCACCGCCTTTTACTCCACTTAATGCTTGTTTTGCTTTCCCTACTGCTCCTATAACTGCTAAAATTTGTGAAGCATAAAATATTGGCATTGTGAATGGTGCTAAAGGACCTGTTCCTTTTGCTCCTTTTTGTGCAATATCTAATCCTTGAATATAGCCTAATGCAGTATTAATTCCAATTTCAGCAATAGCTGCAGTTTTACTTGCAACAGTTCCTTGCTCAAAAGCAGCACCTAAATTTCCAATGAAGCCTTTTAATGTTTCAATTTGTGCTTGTTTTGCATCAATCTCTAATTGATTTATTCTTTGTTTAGCTGCTAAATTATCTTCATCTTGTTTTTGTTCTGCAACAATTGCAGTTGCTTTAATAGCTAATAGTCTACCTAACCCATTAGTTTGCATTTGTTCTGTAAGGTCTTGTGCCTTCTTATCAAAATATGCTTTTCTTTTATCATCATCTTCTCTTTTCTTTTCTCTTTCTGCATCTGTTAATCCATCAATACCTACTGCAGTTAAAGCAAATGATTTTCTTTGTGCTTGTCTTTTTTCAAAAAAATCTAATTCATCTTGTAATTCTTTTGCTATTGCTCTTTTTCTTTCTTCTTCTTCTTCTGCTAATCTTTGTTCTCTTAATTCTCTAGCCTTATCTGCTGCAGCTTTCGCTTTCCTTGCTTTTTCTTCATCTGTTTCTTCTTTTGGCTTTTCTGCTGCTCCTTTTACTTTTTTATTATTTAATTCAAGTGCTTCTTTAGTAAGTTCATCACCCCTATTCTTTAAATTATTAGCTGATGTTTCTAATTGTTTTCTTATTTCATTTACTGCTGAACCTACAGTTGAATTAACATCAATATTTTGTTCCTGCAATTCTATTGCCTTTGCTGCTTTTTCTGCTGCTATTGAATATAATGCTTGTGCTTCTGCCCTTAATCTTATTGATTTAATGACATTTGCAGTATTAGATGCCATTAAACTTTCAGCCTGTTCTAATGAATCAGCATATCCAACAGTATCACCTAACTTATCATTATATTCTTTTAATGCATCTTTTTTAGATATAGTTCCCTTTTTAGCTGCTTCTAATGCACTTTGTACTGAATATAATTTTACATTAAAATCAGCAGTAGCTTTTGTTACTTCTTCCTGTGCTTTTCTATGTTCTTTTTCAATATCTGTAGTACCTGAAATAGCATCACTTAATTCTTCAAAATTAGAAATTAAATATGTAACAGATGCAATAAGCAATCCTATTCCTGTAGCAGCCATAGCTACTTTTAAATTTTTAAATCCTGTACTTGTTTTATCTACCGAACCTGTAAATAATTTTTGTACTACTGCCGCTGCTTCTGTTGCTGCATTATTGGCTTTTTGATAAATGGTGCTATTTTTTATAACTGCACCCAATTGCTTAAATGAATCTATGCTTTCACCAACTGCTTGAAGTCCTTGTGAAATAGCCATAGCAGATTGAACCTTCAATAATGTTTTTTGTACATTTTCAGATTCAACACCAAATAATGCCATAGCACCTTGAACTGCACCAAATCCACCTGCCACTCCTGATAATGAAGCAGTTAATGCTTTAAACTTTGCATCAGGATTAAATGCATCTGTTAATGCCTTAGCATCACCAATTGCATCTTTTAATTGTGCTACTCTTTTAGCAGCTTCAATAGCTTCTTTTGATGATGCACCAAATTTTTCAGAAAATTTTAATACATCAAATTGGGCTTCTTTTAATTCCTTTCTTATTTCACCAATTGATGATAAAATCTTCTCCTGACCGCCTACTACTATTTTAATTCCTATAATTTCTTGTGCCATTAGTATGTTGTTTCAATTACTTTTAATAAACTTATTTTTGTTGTATTATATTCCATTGGGTTATACCCCTCAACCTTATTCAATCTAAATAATATACCATCTATCCAGATGTATTTACTGAAGTCTAAATTAAATATATCTATTGTATTTAATAAAGCAGAACAGGTTAATAGCTTACTATTTTTATCTGTTATTTCTGCAATGTATTCAGAATGATATGCATTGAATAAATTAGTAGTAGGATAATTAGAAACTACTATTTGTATTTCTTTAGGTGAACCAAAGTTAATATCATTACTAGGATTATTAGGGTCATCCAAATGTCCTGCATATCCATATGATGTCAATGTAGATAATGTAGTAGTACCATTTTTAATTGTCCATGATGTTACACCTGTAATCTTTTTTACTTGCATTATTCTAATAACACTATCCATTGAATCCTCTTTACTATTATTATTAGATAATTTATATATAGCAGGATATTTTTTGTCAGTTCCTGTTGCTTGAAATAAAACAGAAGGTGCAAATATTACTTCAACACTTTCTGTATTTTTACTAAAATCATATGAAGTATCATATACCCTGTCACCATAGCTTTCATTATATTTCTTTTTGTAGTTTTCATTATAGAAATCATTATCTTCTTTAAATTTATAGTGATAATATCTGGCATTAAGTTCACTCATTGGCTTTATGCTCAATGGCTTAGACCTATCTATTTTATTGCTCCAATCTAATGCATCAGCACTTGATGTTGGATAAAAATCTATATAAGGTTTTATGTGAATTTTCTTATCATCATAAGTATCATCATATATATATAAATTGAACATCTTAGCAATACTTAATAAAAAGTCTCTTTGAAATATACCTTTAGGTATTGTGCTATTAGATACAATAGTTTCACCATAACCAATTGGAACTATTTCCACGCTTGTAGTAGTAAAATCTAAAGTTCCTATTGATGCAATTAATTCATAATCACTATCACCAATATGTGCAATATCAAAAGTAACAGAAATTTCATCACTTGTTGAAATTGACACACCTGTTATGGAAATAGTTGCATCAAATAAATTACCTTGAAATCCTGCACCTACATAGTAAGTACCAATTATACCCCCATTTTTTCTAACATGAAATGAACCTGCATATCCTAAAGTATATTCACCACTTAATGTGAAATTTATATTTATTGTTTTTATTATTGCTCCTGTATATGTAAATGTTATTCCATCAGTTGTAAAGTTACCTAATAATGTAGCACCAAATTCTAAATAAAAATCTGTACCATAATCACTATATGTTTGACTAACAGGCAATGCAGATAATTGTGTATTGCTTGAACTTGTTAAAGTCTTTTGATTATGTGGTATAATTAATCTTTTAAAGAAACTGCTATTAAAGAAATCAGATTCATATGTGTAATCAGTTCCTTCAAAAATTTTATCTATGTATTGCTTAACATAGAAAGCAGGTCTAAATGCACTAAATTGAAAATTAACTTTGTCTGTACTAACATTACCGTAATCAATTAATGGGTAATAGTATCCAGAACCTGCAGATGCATCCCAACTGCCTGTTATATTACTAACATTGTAAGTGTGGTCATAAGCACTAAAATCTAAGTCTTCTAATCTTGAATTACCTAATGAATTCATAAACCCACCTAATTCACCAAATACTGAACATTGGTATTCTATTGTTTTACCTTCGCTTACTATTTCCAATATCCTTAATGTACCTTTAAATATCTGTACTTTGTCAATAAAGATTTTACATTGTGCAGACTTAGAAGCATTGAAATTATAGTTAACATTTGGTAATGTATCATCAGTAAAGTTTGCATTACCTAAGTCAAATATAAATCCAAATATCTGGTTATTCCTAGCAGTACCTGATAATGACAATGTTTTACTAAATGATGTATTCTTTGAACCGAAGTCATTAATGTCATCAATAGTATATGTAAACTCTGTACTTATATCTTGCAATAAGTCTAATTTGTAATCTTCAATATATATTTCTGTACTAATCATTATCTAAATTGACTTGTTAAATATTTACCTACTTCAATATCTATTTCAAAGTTGAATAATTTATCAGAACTTTCTAATTTATATTCATAGTTTGTGCTACTAATTGTCACAGGGAAATATGCACCTTGCACTTCCATATATGTAATTGTACTTGCAAATAATTGTGCTAACCATTCATAATCCTGCTCACTAACCCAATCAGATATTAAATGAAATTTATCTTTATGCTGAATTGCATAATTCAAAGTAGTTTCATTGTACTTATTATAGGAATCAATATTTGTCATTGTATTGCCAGAAAGCTGCCAATCGTTTCTTCTATATGATGCCCTTTGTACTTCTGTTGACCTTTTATTAACCAATGCAAATTTCATGGTATCCCAACCGCCTAGCCTATTAAGGAAATGCAGATTGTATTGCTTATATTTAGGATAGCATTTTTGAATGAACTGTAATTTCCTAGATACCGCTACCCCTCTTTTTAAATAAACATTATAACCATATGTATTCTCTGTAATTAATGTTCTACCTGCAAATGTATTTATATGCCCTGCTTGACAATTGAATAGATTCATTTCACCGCTAAATGTTATATTACCACTTGCAGTATCTAATACTGTGCCACCTTCATTAACTACATCAACCCATGCTGAATAAGTACCTGAAGTTATTTTAAAATATGTAGCATAGAAATTATCACCATATTCAATAGTAATATTTTGTGTATCCCTTTCCGTAATCCAATCGTCTGTAAAGTTTTCCAATAATAGATTATCATAATAATCAGACAATACTAATGGTGTGTTATTATTAACAAATAAAATATCTGCAAATAATGGTGGGTAATAATTATAAGCACTCAAAGCACCTGAAACTAAATTCAAGTTTGTTATCAAGTTCCCACCACTTACATATTCTTCACCTATCTTGATTGTACTATCTACCTTTATTTTATCATTTGATGCCACTAATATTGAACTGCCAGATGGTTCAAAGTAATTAGTTACATAACTACGCACCATTGGTGAAGCATTGAATACACCATAGCTACCTTCGCCTGATGGTGAAGGATATACTTTTGTTCTGCTTACTTGTGCTCCGTTTACATAAACATCATAAACGAATTTAAATGCAGTTTGACCTACATTAGTTGAACTTGAAACGTACCATAAGTCATCATGCATACTTGAATAAGGTGCAGGACTACTTTGTATTGTTATTGCCATTTTTTAATTCTTTACCTATTTGTCTAATTTTAATTTGAATATCTTTTCCTAATGCTGCTTCCATTACTTCATAAAACTCCTTTCCAAATGTCTGTACTTTAGCGTCATCAAAATAGTGTGTTGACCTAATACCCTTTCTATGTATTGACCTAGCTAACATATAAGCTAATGATTTTTTCCCTTCTATTGCCTTTGTTTCAATACCCTTTTTCTTATAAGGTTTTATTGAAGTTGCTTTTAACTTATTATATCCTAGCCATTTTTCTGCAGCAGATATTGGGATAGCCTTTTTACCTGACTTAAATTTATAAGGTGTCTTTCCATCTGCTTTTATATTCTTAGTACCTTTAACCCCTTTATTTATAAAGTCCCAATATTTAGAAGCAGGTTCACTTTTAGGGTAACCTAATGAAATAGTATAATTGGTGGCAAACTTTGTAAAATTCATCCTTATATCATCAATAGCACCTGAAGCAATTGATTTATTTTTATTAAGATTCTTCTGGGCAGCAGTTATAAAATCACCACCAAAGTCTTTTAGTATTCTTTCAATAACAGGCATTTCCCCTTCTTTCATAGGTTGTTCACCTAATGAATTTAGGAATCCATCACCAATTGCTTTTGCCTGTGCTTTACTAATGCTCATACTAATAAATAGTGCAAAGATATAAAAATAACTAACCCCCACCTTTTTTAAGGGCAGGGGTCAGCAAACCAAAAAACCTATATGCACTATCTAATCTTTCTTATTTGTTCTTTGTCAAAATCAGCCTTAGCTTTTAAATATGCTAATATATTTAAGCACTCTATTGTACTTAGTTCATACGCTTCTGTAACTGTGCAATTTTCGTACTCGGCAATAAGTTTGGTGGAATATTGCCATCCAAAATACTGCATAAACTTTGAACCGCCTCTTTCCCCTGTGCCTGTGTCATCCCTGCTTCCATCATTTTGTTCACCATATAATCCTGTGAAACTTCTATCCAATTTCTGTATACTTGATAAAAAAAAACAAGCGAATGGTAAACATCTACAAATCTAGCAGTTAGCATATCATCTGAATATTGCTCATGCTTACTAGCATCATACTTTTCTGTAACCCAAAATCCATATCTTTTCTTTTGTGGTATAACCATAGTTGCTGCCAATTTATGCAGATTGCCATATAAATCTTCACTAAATACTTTGCTCTCTATATACCTAGCAAATGGCATCTTGCTAACATCATAGTTAATCTTATACCTTTTACTTTTGCTTATTTTAATATATTTAACAGTATTACCTACAATCGGTTCAGTCAAAAATTTAATACTTTCCTTTAGCTTGTTAAATTCACTTAATGGCAAACTGTCAACCTGTGCTTCTGTTATATCATTAACTATTGAAACTAATTTACTATCTACTTCCAAATCAGTAGTATAATTATCCTTTGAATTATAAAGATTGTATATCTGTTGATATTGCCATACGTTTATTTTCTCCCACATATGTTTTTGATTTTGCATAAAGATAATACAATTACATATATTAAACAAGCTAAAGGTATGCTAATAATAAAGAATTTAATATACTTCATAGCTTATTCTTTATAAAATTCATGCTGCAATGATATAAATTCCTTAGTCAACTTTTTAAGTTCCTGTTCCTTTTCTGCTAACTGATGTTCAAGTTTTTCAATCCTTGAAATTAAACCTTCTATTTCCAACTTGTCTAAAATGCCTTGTTTTAATTCGTAGTTTGTCATAATAGTAATTTTAAAAATACCCCCACCGATATAACCAACACCCTTTATTTTGTTAATTAATAATTGTGGCAGGGGTAATGATTTAATTATTTTGAATATATGCAGTTGCTAAGATAGCGAATATTATAATTATTACTGCTTCAATATTATATTGTCTTTGCTTATTTTTCATAATAAAATTGTGCGTTGGTCAGTCGCACCCCTGACTTTATGGGTTAATATTATCGTGTACAATAAGGGTCAGTAATAAAGTTTGCTGCTATGTAATTCCAAGCTGCTGCATTTTTAGTTTTAGCTTGATTCTCATGCCAAAATGGGTCAAAGCTATTTACTTTAGCATCAGTATAAAATTCAAGTAATTGTTCAACTTCTGATTCAGTCAAATTTTGAGCATCTGCAACTGTTACAGGAATCATTTTAGTTGAAAAATATCCTTTAGGTGTTTTATAACCAATAGGCAAAGAAAATTCCTTCTGTTCAGAATAAGAACCATTTTTATATTTAAAATAAGAACCGTCAGCACCAATAGACTTGCAATCATCAAAATAAAATGTTAATTCAGCACCACGACCATTTTTAAATGATTCTTTAGAAAGTCCAAAAACGCACACATCTGTAATGTTACCTAAATCTAAATCATAACCCCATTCTTTGTATTGCTTGATGGCATTCTGAACCTTCTCTGAATTTAATACTAAATCTAAAATTGACTTTTTCATATTGATTGTTTTGGTTTGATAAATCAAATATAGTACAACTTATATACACAATCCAAACATTTTATGAACTATTTTTAAAATTTGTGATGAACGGTAAATATCAGGGATGAAC